GATGTCAGTAACATATTGCTCTGCCTTGACCTTTGGTAGATTACCCACATCAATGTAGAAAATACGACGTTCGGGCGCTCTGGCAATTCTATAGATAACAACCGCATCTTCCAACATCTTTAGCTGGTTTACGGGTTTTACTGCCTTGTGCAAGTAGCTGAACATCAGATTGCTATTCTGATCAAACAATCCCGATGGAATGTATATAACAGAGTCAACGCTTAGTTTGATACCCTGAGTTGATCCTGCATCGATGCCCTTTTCGTTGTAGATGAAATATTCTTCTACACTCTTGATAACATCTACACCAGTAGTCTTGTCTTTTTGTTTTTCTACCTTCTTAACTTTTCTAATCTTTCTGCTATCAACCATCTCAACCTTGAGAATACCATCTTTTGCTTTTTCTGGGTTTAGGCTGATGATGTGATACTGGCGACCGTCAATATACCACGAACGGAATAGATCATGTGCTTTGTTGTCAAAATCAATTAGAAACTTGATCTCTTCGAACTCTGCTTGAATCTTCTTCTTGATTCCCTCGCCAACCTTGAGCTCTTCAAGATTCAACTTTACTACATTGCCCTCAAAGTCTTGTGATACCGCTTCGTTTGCTATTTCTTCAATAGCAGTATCACATTCTGGGTGTAAAGAGATTTCTCTGTATCTGCGAATTAGATCGTTCTCATTCTTGATTGAGGTATCCATATCGACTACGGTTGAATAATACGCAGCCGCAGAGCTAGAGAGAACTACTGAACCATCTTCAGAAACAGGTGTTACAACAGAATTGATCTGTTCTTCTTTTTTCTTGAAGTTGATTTGAAAGCCGAAGATTTCCATAATTTTATAGTGAAAAAAATAGTCGTACAGGTTATGTACGACTATTTATGTTTACAAATTACCTATAAATCAGATTGCGAATGAAAGTGAGCCTTCTGGTTGGTAGTAATTGTACTGGAATGTTACGTCAAAAGTCTGAATGTTTGGATTGTCATAAGCAAGAGCCATTGCACCCAATTCCGTTGGATAAGCATCCTTAAAATTGTATGACTTTAGCTGGTTACCATTGCGGTCTAGTTGAATAACACGTAGATCAACTTGGTAGTCAGTTGGGTTCTGCAGACCTTCTGTAGCATCAAAGTTAGCAATAGCATTTGACCAACGCTCGAAAGCATTACGGATCAAGAAATCGCCATCATTGATAACTGTGATTGACCATGGAGCAAATTCACGCTCTCCAGCCATGTTTACTGGACGACCGCGATACGCTAGCTGAATGTTTCCAACTGTTACTGCTGGTAGGCTAGTTGAGTTGCACAAAAAACTAGCTGCTCTTGCTGCCTGACCTGCTGCCGCAACAGCTGGGAAGGTTAGTTCTACAGTAAACTGATTAGAACGAGCACCACCTTGTCTAAGTTGAGCACGAAAATCTGAAATTGTTGCCATTTTTGTTCCTTATTTTAACTATTTATGTGGGAAAGTTGCCTTTCCCACTCAATTAGCCACCAATCTCTTCGAAGTTAACACTGCTACGTGCAGCAACGAATGTCAAAGAGATAAAGTTGATGCTGCGCGCTGGCTTGACAAAGATATCAGCAACAAAGCGATTAGAGTCAATTACCTCACCGGTGTTGTTTGTCTCATCGCACTTTACGCGGAAATCAGTAATGCCACGACGACCTTGTACATCACGTAGGAATGGCTCTACCATGCTACGGAATTGAGCTCTTGTGAACTGATCGTTGAACTCGAATAGCTGATACTTAGCAGCAGTTGCAATTGCCTTCTCCATAACAATAAACAATCTGCGAACGTTGATTCTGTCAAATGCGCTTGGCTTGGATAGTAGAGTCTTGTCGCCGTATAGAACGGTACCCTGACCTGGGAAGCTAACCACGCTGTTAACACCAGCCTTGTATAGTGTGTCACGCTCTGTGCGGTTTGGATTGAACGCTAGTTTGATTACGTTCTTTACCTGACCGCGAGAGAAACCTGCTGGAGAGAACCAAGGATCATCAGTAAAGTCAGCACGTGCGCACAAACCAGCTACGTCTGCATTTAGTGGAACCCAACGATATACGTCATTGTATCGGTCATACTGATATTTGAAACCAGAGTCTAGAACAGCGTATGATGTGCTTGGTAGTAGATTTCTGTAAGCAACGATCTTATCTGCTAGAGTAGAACCGGTACCAACGATAGGCTCACCTGTGCTTGTATCTTCTGGAGATGCAAATACTACACAGTCCTTGCGAGATTCGGCTATACTAGAAATTAGATATGTTGCAACAGTTGCGCTTGCCTTACCAGCAACAATTAGGCTAATATCATAAACTTCATCGTTCGTATATAGAGCATACGCATTCATCTTTTGACCGTCTGTTGCTGAATAATCGTCTTCACCACCAGAAAGAGTTACGTCGTATACTGTAGACAGAGAATCAAAAGTTCTTGTTGCGCCAGTGTTATCTTTTTCTGTCTGACCCCAGTTTGTTGTAGCTGGGTGATCCATCCACCATACCCACTTTGAACCCGTATTTACAACGGATTTGTAGTATGATGATGTACCGTCAGAACGCTTTGCATCAGACGCTTTGCTTAGGTATTCAAACTTTTCTAGAACTTCTCCGGCTGTGCCAGTGATTGCATCTGTTGCAGCAACTACGATAACATGTAGTTCGCCTGTACCAGGAGCAGTATCAAACTCGCCCTTGAATGCCCATGTTGACCATGTTGCGGTGTCAGCCATTGAAACTCTTAGTGCGTTACCAATAACACCAGGATACTTAGCAGCAAATTGTCCAACAATACCAGCACCACCCTCATATGTTGTCTGGTACACTGTTGTATTGTTGATCTTGATGCCCTTATTTGCGGTTACTGTCGCAGAAGCTGCAGCGCTAGTGCCTGGACCACCAAATGAGATAGTAGCTGAAGTGTAACCAGAACCTTCGTCAGTAACTGTAATTGCTGTTACTGCGCCACCGGATACAGTAGCTGTTGCTGTAGCTTGTCTACCACCAGCAGTTTGAGGAGCAGAAATTGTAACTGTTGGGGCTGTTGTATAACCAGTACCTCCTGCTGATACAGCGATTGATGAAACTACACCAGTCTTTGTTTCAACAGCATTTCTTTGACCCGCTGTGGCAACTCTTGTAACTAGCAGATTGTTTGCATATGACAAGAAATTAGCAGCAGAGAAAAATGATTGTGCAGTACCATCGTTTGGCTTACCAAACAATTGAACTAGCTCATTCTCTGAACTTACACGAACCGGTTCCATTACTGGACCCCATTGAAACACACCAGCATAAGCGCCAACAGATGTAGAAACCGCTGGTACAATGCTAGTAAAATCTTTTTCGGTAACCTGTACTCCAGGTGAAAGCAAGAAACCTGCCATTTTATTTCCTTTATGAGTTTATAACAACGAAGCTCTAAGAGTCAATCTTCTCTGTTATATTTAGTGAACAATAAGATTCTAACTTGACATGTGGTTGACAGCGTGTAGAATCACTGTGTACCCCGGAGAATGATAGCTTAGTTATGGATTATACGTTACCCACTGTTCACCATTCATTGCTGTTTCATTACCATCATTATAGAAACCAATTGGTACTGTTTCTTGTTCGATTGCTTCCATTCTTAGATTATATATGTTTGTTCGGATGTCTACATCAGTGAGTTCCTTGAAGTAGGGTTGTGACGTTAGCCATCCAAAGATTACCAGAGTCATGACGACATCATCATGATACCCATCATCTGCAGCATAACTACCCTTAGATTCTATGAATGTTGAAATCTCAGAAATTGCTGTTTGATCACAAATTTCAAGTTTACCTTCTTCCACTAGTGTTTTCAGCATTGAGCAGCCAATTCTCTTGGTCTTTTTGTCTGTTAGAACACCGTACTGTGTTGCGTTCCCGCCGAAACCACCCGTTACGAATTGACCCTTTGTTGTTCGTGATACGTAGATGATGTTTTCGTACTCTAGTTCATTGTGCAGAATATAGGGAACCTGTTCCGATTTGTTTAGCTCAATGAGAACCCATGCTTCATTGTAATGCTTAGCCCACTTGTGAATAATGTTGGGATACAACAAAGGAGATATCATGTTATTGTGGTACACTGCAACTAGTTTATATGGTATTTGGTCTACTCTCACAATAGAGAATGCGCTTGAGTCGCCACCTACTCCCGCTGCCGTATCAACCACAACAACATAGGATCCGGGTTTCTTGATCCATTCCTTGTTTTCTCCGAGAGTTCCTTTTTCTGGTAGTTCATACAATTTGAAACCATCATTGGAATACATTGGAGTCTTGAGCGCCATCTTCTGAATAGCATCTGCACTAATAAGAGTAGCAGCGGAACCAAGGAAGTCCATAAGAACTTCTTGGCGGTACTTGAGATCACCAAGAAGTTGTTTCTGTTGCAATGCCCATGCTTCATTACGATCCGGATTTTCCCACCAATCCACTCTTACTGGTACAAAGCCGTTTATACCATTCTCTGCTTCTACCCAGAACTTCCAGAAGTGATTTAGACCAAGTGGTGTAGAAGTCAAAGCAATTTTTGTAGATTTACCAGCAGAAATTGTTGGGTATGTAGCAGTAAAGAACTCTTCAGCGACTGTGTTGGGTATGATAGCGCACTCATCGATATAGAGATAATTTACCGATTTTCCACGTATGCCGCTTGAGCTAGTTGCTGCTGTGAATGCTTTGCTGTTGTTCTCAAACTCAATTGATCCCTTGTTCCATTCAGTAACACCTTGTTGTAGGAATTTAGGTAAATTTTCAACCATGAGCTGCAAACGAGACATAATTTCTCTTGCTGCCGCCGCCTTGTTTGCTAGAATGGCTACTGTCTTGGCTTCGTTGAATAGAAGATACCAACACATATAAGCAGCAACAGTTGTCGTTTTGCCAAATTGACGAGGAAACATTCCAATGATTCTACGATTTTCATGCAGTGCAGTTATAAACTTTGCTTGATAATCGTATAGATTGAAGTTTATCAACCCATGATCAAGCGATATGATCTTGATGTACTTTTTTATGAAGTAGATTGGATCACTGCTGCATTTTATGTACTCCTGAACTTGCTCAGGAGTGTATGATATAGAAACCCCTGCTGCTTTGAGATTGGGGTTTGATAGGTAAAAATTAGTTGCCATTAGAAGTTATCAAGCCATCCCTCTGTAACAGGACCTGTTGGTGTTGTTTGCGAAGCTGTGTATGATTTTTCTGAAATGTTTACTGACACTGTTGAAACATCTGCCTCTGATTGTTTAATTAGACCAACGTTGCCCAGTCCACCGTATAGATTTATCTTTGCTGTGAAAGTTAGAGTATGAACGATAAATCTTCTTGTTTCCAGATCACCCTCATAATCATCCTGTACGCTTACTGAATTTAGAATGAATGGAACGTCTTGGTTTAGATTCAATGCCGGAATAGCTTTCACGGACATTGTGTACTCGGGGGTGAATGAGGGTAGGATTTGCTCAAGAATCTGCAACCCATCTTCCTGTGTTTTTGTTGCAAAATACAGGCTAATGTCCACGTTATATGGTACGGGAGTGAACACCTGCTCTCTGTTGTCACCATCAACACAGTAAACTTGATTCATCCTGGCAAGTTTTCTTGATGGATCGTATGAATATCCTGTAATCTCAAAACCAATCTTAGGTAGTGTTGTATATACAACACCCTCATCAGTTGGATTTGCTTCAATAGAGTGGACCCATTTTTCTTTTTGTGAGTAGGCAATGGGCACTACTATAGTTTGTTCAACCGCACCGTTATTCTTTCTCTGAAACTTTATATTTGAGAAAATATAGCCAAAAGTTATGATAACCGATCTTATCGTACCATGGTAGAATGGTGTTGTATTAATCATTTGTTGTTTCAGAAGAATTAGTGGAAGCAGACTCAGATAGTAGTCCAGCTGTTTGGTTTGCTGCAGTTTCTTGAGCCGCTAGATTAGAGTTTTCTTGCATCGAACCAACAAAAGATATATCAGAAGTCGTACCACCAACAATAATAGAATTGGCTTGCTGAACAAACTTTTTATTGTCGCCAAAGTTTTCGGGCGAATCAATCCCAGCATTACCATTTACATCCGATGTATTTGAAAGTTTTGATGTATCAAAACTCTTGAGTGTTTCAAATTCATCAATAGCAGTAATGCCAGTATCCAATCTTTCTGAGCTGTACTGGAATAGCTCAATAGTCAACTTGTAGGTGGGTATATTGCCAAGTTGCCAGAATGTGGGTTGCTTGTCAACGTACTTGATCTCGAATAGTCTTTTTGTGATTGGATAGTAAACAAGATCACCTTCCGCGGGTCTTTCCTGCAGGATTGTTGTGCCACCACATCGAGCAATTAGCTCGCCCCAGCGTCTCTTGGACATTGTTACTTGCAATGATTGTTCGATGTACAAACCAAACTTAGAAACAAAAGAGCCCTGACCCAAAAAACCCTGGGGAGTCTCTATGTACATCTCTATGGGATATGCATCCTTGAACTTGCTTAGACGATCCTCACCAAGAATCTCATCTTTTGCAATAAGAACTCTGGGGATGTAATAGAATTCTTGTCCATTTATTTTGATAGACTCTTCTACAAGGTCCTCGAGCAAAAGTTGCTCGTTATAGGAACCCTGTGTCTGTATTTCAGAAGAAAAGTAAGGATTTAGGGGCATTTCAACCTACTACGAATCCCAAAGGGGCTGATTTCGTCATTAGATCTTCTTCAAGATCTTTTATTTCTTGCGTTGCCTCAAGATACATTGATTGTCCGTCAATAGTAACACCACCAGGCAATTGCATTCCCTGGTATTTCTTAAGATTAGTTGCCCATGCTTTCTTGAACAATGCTTCTACGTATTGCTTCAACCAGGGTTCATTGTACATCTTGGTGTTAGTTACGGGATCTAGTGCTCTGTAGCATTCAACAATAATGAAATCGTTTAGAATTAGTTTTGTCTTGTTTACTTCAAGGTACAATTTACCACCCAGACGATTGAATTCAAACTGAGGATAACCATTTAGCATCTGGTCCAATAGTGTCATGTGCTGCATTACCATGCTGTAATAGACCATACTTGTGTTGGTTAGTTCGTACAAGTCGTTTAGACGAAGTTGGTACTGAACATCAAATAGGTTTTGGCTTGAACTGCCCTGGCGAAATGGAATGACTCTCTTTACACCATAGACATAATCGGGCAAAGTGATGTACTGGTTGTCAATGTTTGCCTGAGTAACCTGGTGCTTGAGATACATTCTCTCTATACCATCATAGTGGTAGAGTTGGAAGTAGGCAATGGCTTCGTCCAAACGATCTTCTAATTGCTCATTAGCAACATTCACCTGGACTACCGGTGCTCCCAGTGCTCTAAGTGCGTATTGCTTGAGTTGTTCTCTTGTGGTTACTGCCATGTTTACACCGTTGGTATGATTACTGCTTGACCCTGCAACATCAAATTATTTTCACCGCCGCTGGGTGTAATAAAGATGCTATATTGCATAGTACCATATGGTAGGGCAAGGGTAGCGGTTGAGCTAATTGAAACGCGTATAATACCCAATGCCGCATTCTGAATCACCGTGTTTACACTGTACTTTGTTTCTGAACCAAAATACTTTGTAATGAACATTGAAGCGGAATAACCAGTCAAATTAACCGGATTGCCGGCTGAATTTTTCACTGCCAAATCTTTTATGAATGGAGTGTTTTGGGTAATGTACAGTGTTTCTTGTTTCATAAACCCTACTTATTTTTAGCGCGTCAGTTTACAACTTTATCGGATAGAGGACCTTTTGGTTGTCCTAGTTGACTCGACGCTTGCTGCTGAATTACATTGAAAGTTTCTAGTGCTACTTCGATTGGTAGTTTTGCCAATCCACCAAGCACAATATTGAGTTGGTTTACGTTCAATTCTAAAGTTACATTCTTATCCATAATTATCTCCTATTTAGTTTTTATCACACAGGTGCTGGAGGTGTAACCGGACCTGTTTCTGTTGGTGGCGCCCATGGCAGTGCCGCGTCAGTAATTGGTGTCACCTTCTCGTCGATCTGCTTTTGAATCTGTCCGTTTACATGTTCCTCATAAGACCCAACTACAATTGATTTGATCCAGGTTAGAACATCTTCCTCTGTTAGTTGATCGAAAGGAATAAAGGGTCCCGATTCATCGGTTGGATCCACTGTGAAGGGTGTTGCACCCGAGAACGTACCTGTATTGCCATTCTCATCGGTTCCAATCTTCTGCCAGTAAGTCTGAACTACTGCATTGGGCATGTTGTCAGCGACATTCTTTGTCTTTAGACTTGTCACCTTCCATGTATAAGTAATTGCCATTATTTTCTCCTAAAATTTGGCGTTTCAACTCTATCTTCTATTTATGTCTTGTTTTCAATAAGTTTTTCAACTAGAGCTTCAAGTCTTGAAATCTTGTCGTCTTGTTCCTTGATTGCCTCAATGAGTACAGGTACAAGTTTATCGTAGGCAACTGTTTTGTAGTTATCTCCTGACTTAGACGTTATTTCTCCTGTCTCTGCATCTGTGTGCATATCGAAAGGAGCAAGAGATACAATCTCAGGGAATAGCGCTTCTACTTCTTGCGCACTAACACCTAGTTGTAATTTTTCACTAGTGTAACCAAAAGACTTTGCAAGTTCGTTGTTTACATAACGGAATCCACTCAATTTTAGAACAGATTGCAGTGCACCTTTTATCGTACCTAAATTTGTTTTTAGCCGAGAATCTGAATATAACGAAGTAACATCACCTGTTGCTGCAATTTGATTGTTTACATAGAAAGCCTTAGAGTTATAAACTCGTACCCAGGTAGTATCCTCCATGTTTATGCCACCGGCATAGCTTTCGTTATACCAACCTGTAGTGCCATTACTACGAAACCAAGCGCTGCAACTAAAAGAACCAGTTACACCAGCATCATAACCTGCGTATGCTCGCTGTAGTGCTAAAACGTTGAGGTTTGATGTGCTTGCTGGGTCAGTATAATATCCGGTGTTATCACTATCATAGAATAAACTTGCGCGCAGATCACCGGCACCGCCGCCACCATACATTGCAAATTCTTTCCAGCCACTTATTGAACCACCCCATTTGCCCCGTGCCCAGTAGCGATTGTCTGTTGCGGCATGAGCCCCAACCATTTGCCAACCATAAGCAGAACTTCCGTCAGAGTTTGCATAATGCAAACCCGATTGAATGCCTTGGGCATGAACATAACCTGCACCTTGTGGATGGTCCGTGCTACTACCCCAGCAATCAAAACCACCAAAACCATATTTCCAGTAATTAGCCCAAGTTCCAAAAGTAGTGGCCCATCCTACAGTAGTAGTCCAATAGTCAGAATCGCCAGTCTGTTGTGGTCGCGATGCACTTGCATCCATGGCTCTCCAAGAAATAGACCAGCGCTGCTGAGTAGCTGCACTGGGTCTCCATAATACTGAGGTACCAGCGGGGTCCAAACTATAAGCGGTATCGTTGTAATCATAGAATAAAGTACCACGTACATCTGCGCTGAAAACTGCTCGGCTACTTAGAGCTGCTCTGAATGATCCGTTGTTAATAATCAACAAACCGTGGTCGTTTAGATTGCTTGCGCCCCCTAAACTTCCGGCATTTGGGTGTGACCAAGCAAGACCATACAAGTTACCTGCTGAAGTTCCATCGGCAGATAACTTATAGCTGTCGCCCATGGCAAACACGCCTTGCAATCGGTATGAATCATAAACACCTACCACTGAGTGACCATAATTTTGGTCAATATACAACCAGTCATTTGTTCTAACTGTGCTGATTCGGTTTAGTACGGAAGTCGACGCTGCATCTATATAATAACTTGTGTTATCCAAATCATAGAAAATAGGAGCTCGCATACTTTGGTTAGCTTGCGCGAACGAACCGTCCTTACCTATAGCAAAAACTTGAGTTCCTAAATCTTCTGTATCGTAGAAACGAATGCCGCCGTAACTTGGTTGAGCACCCATTCGGATACCAGTGTGCCAACGCAGGTCTAATTTGTTATGGTTGCCGCCATAGTTTTCTGCATTTGTTCCAATGTAATAATTGCCCTGTGCATCAGCATCTCCGCCACTGAACATTAATCTTGCTGCTGTAAAATTACTGTGTGCTGTGGCTTCAAAAGTACCACCAATTACAACATGCCCTGCTGTTCTTAGACTGTTTATTCTACTTTGTGAATTAGAATCAATATAGTAACTGGTATCGTTTGAGTCATAGAAGATTGGTGAACGCATGGACTGATTGGCTATTGTGTAGCTACTAGTCGCATAATTGTTCAAATACATTACGTAACCGTTGGCAGCATCCAAGTGAAGGTTGCCATTAGTTGCTGCTACAGTTGCCGTGTTTACATCTATATTGCCATTAGTACCAACATATAAATAAGCACCCCAACTTGTGTTTGGTCCGTGTAGTGTTCCGCCTCTAATACGAAGCGCACTATTTGATGTTGAGTTAGGGTCTATGTAGTAACCAGTATCGTTTGAGTCATAGAAGATTGGAGCCCGTACATCTGTACCAGACTCTATAGAACCACCAGCAGTTAGACTGTTGGAAGTACGAAGTTCTCTCAGATCACCTGTAACATTAGTAAAAGATTCTGTTGTTGTTTGGGTCGTTGACCAGTTTCCATTCATATCGACTATATTGTCGTAAAACCCCGCATTATGGACTTTACGCAATACAATAGTACCATATTCCCAGCTTGAACCACTCGTACCGAATACGACGCAATATCTACCGTCTTTTACACCTAGTCTTATTGATTTGTTTGTAAATCCAACAACGTTACATCCAATATTATACCAACTTGTGCTCCAATTATGCCCACCAATTATTACCGTGGCTGTGCGGCCTGTAACGTATTCGTATATGTCGAACACCATGTGAAGCATGCCATAATTTCCTGGCGATACTCCAGGTATGTAGAAAATAACCATGCCCGTTGAAGTACCGCTTGCGGACCAATTCA